CGTATTCTCAGTGCCTCCGCGCAAACCCGCGCTTTGTGTTCCATGCAGAAGCGCAGGGAATCCTTCGAGATACGCGCGCCTTATGAGTGCAGCACCGACACCCGGTGGGCCATGCAGTTTATGAAATGAGATACTCGCGCCGTCAATACCATAATCGCAGAGTCTCAGCGGGATCTTTCCAAAGGATTGTACCGTATCTGAGAACATGAATATGTCGCGGCTGCGCGCCTTGACAACGCGCGAGATTTCCGCAATGTTATTGATTGCGCCGGTTTCGTTATTCGCGTGCATGCATGCGACGAGAATAGTTGTTGGTTTGATTGCGGCCGCGACATCCTCAGGGCGAATGTGGCCTGATACCGTCGCGCGCACATACGATACACTCATCATCGGGATACCATCTAGTGCATCTTGAACACATCGCAAGACTGACTTATGTTCAATGGCACTGACGACAACGTGAAAAGGTGCGCCGCGTCTGCGCGCTTGTTCAATAATGCCATGAAGAATCATGCTATTCGATTCAGTCGCGCCAGATGTGAACACAACAGCATACTGCGCGAGTGTACACCCGACCGCATTCGCAAGAAACGCGCGGAATCTCTCGATCATCGCGGCGCACTTCTTGGCTGATGGATATGATGCTGAGGGGTTGCCCTGATTTGTCCATGCGACCATTTCGCGCACGACATCGACTGGCATGATCGTTGTCGCGTTGTTATCAAGATAGGCAATAGTAGCCATGTTGTTATAATATAGGGGCTCACGCGTGGCGGGATTGTATAATTGTTCCGCTTCGCTTCACAATTATACGCGCCACGTTGCGCCCCTACAGACGCATCAATCGGGAGAGACAAGCGTGTTCGGAAATGAAATATTGATATGCAAAAAATATGCGATCACAATCGCGCACCCTACTTGCGGTCGCGAAGAAGTCTAATCAGTTCACCAGCGATACTCGATGCTTGCGCAATTGCTCGAGCTTCGGCTGATACTCGAGGTGCGCGCGCACCTCGCACGGTATGCGCTGCAGCAGGCGCAGATGATGAGTCAGAGTCGCTCTTTTTTTCATCATCAACATACGACAACAAATGCACAGTGAGTGAGCAAGTGCGACCCATGCGTTGCGCGCGACCTACGACTTGTCCGAAGTTTTCAGTGCGCTCACCATCCATAACAATGATATCAGTCGCGCATTGCAGATCGACACCCGCGAACAATGCGCGCGTATTGAGAAGTAGAACGCGCACGCGACCTTCAACAAACGACGCGATTTTCTCTGCGAAGTCATGCACCGATCCATTGAGTATCGCGAAGTCGACTTCGCGTTCCGCGAGATCCACCGATAGGTCTTCAAGTGCTTCATCATACGTCGAGCAGACAATGAAGCGTGGTTCGCGCGCAGGTACCATTTGCGTGCCAACCATGAGACCTACAATGGCGGGCATAGGCGCGCGACGCACCACCAAGTGCGCGGTTGTGATCTCGTCGCGCGCGAGTTCCCCGCGCAACATCGCAGCAACATACGCGGTTTTCGTGCGAATATCAGCAATCGCGCGTTCGCGCAGCGGCGCCGCTGCTTCCTCTGGTGGCACCACGAATGAACCCGCGCGTGATTCGCGCAATGCTGCTTCAACTAAATCAGCGGGATTCGCGCGCGAATCAACATGCACAACATCGCGCGCGAGATCCAGTGCGCTGCGACACTGAATGCAGCGACCCATTACGCGCCCTGCCTCATCACGCAAGAAGTGCGACCCGCGAATGCAACACTCTGCGCAAATCACATACCCGCAGCATCGCATGATTGTTACGCGCCGCGCGGCTTCCGTTTCTCCACTCACAAAATCGCCGAAACATACTGAGCACGCGCGAGTTGCGAGGTTCTCTCCTATACGTTCGAAAGAGCGCTCAAGTCGCGCAAGGATCGCGGCGAGTCGCGCGCGCACTTCTTCGATCATCTCGACGGGTGCAGTGACAAGCGCGGAAACCGCGGCAACATCATCAAGAGCGCGCGAACGCTGATTTGCGCGTGTGAGAATGTCGCGCGGAATTCCGACTCGTTCCAAGATATCCGCGCGAGTGATGATGCGGCGCGATTCTTCGCCACCAAAACCATTGAATTGCGACTCTTCGGTAATCGCGCGTGACTCGTATGGCACCGCAAGGATCATATCAAATGCGCGCATGCGCGCGACTGCCACTTCGTAATCCTCGCGCTGTGTTCCGAGAACACTCGCGAACATCGCGTATGGTGTTACGATTGTTGCGCCAAGTGTGCGCGCTGCGCTCGTCATTGCGTCACCATTAATCATACGCATGAGTTCCTCGCGATTCGCTGCTTCAGTATTTTCGATGAGCATGGTTGCATCCGCGATTTCTCGACTCGTGATTCTGCAATCATACCACGCGATAGCATACACTCCATGATTCTGCGCGATTTCCGCAGGATTGTGTCCACACTCGCGCCATATGCGACCATATCGACGAGTGCCTGAAAATACGTGCGAGACTGGCGGAAGATTTACGATCAAATCGCGCAGTTTGCGCTGTGATAGATCGATGAGTCGTTGTGTCGTCATTGATCTGTACCCGTACATTGCAAAGTCTGTCGCGCCTGTCACGAAAACTGAACTCGACGCGCGCAGACATACGCAGTCGGTGATGAGATCGATATCATCATAAACCGCGCGCGACCACACGCGCGATCCAGTCGCGCGGTTTATTGCGCGAGTAAGTGATGCAGTATCCTGCGTTTCGGAAGATGCGCGACCATGTTTGATGAGCACGATATCGTAATCATTGATCTCGCCAGTCTGCGCAATGGCGCGCGCGAGTTTCTCAATGGTCGGTTTATCGCGCGCTTCAAACACGCGCAGACTGGTGTAAGTGCGAATGTTGCGCAGCCATTGCGCGTAAACACTGCGACCTACAACGATCGCAGTCGGGCGTATAATTTGATCAGTGTATGCGTGCGCATCGATCGTTGCATATGGCGCGTTTGATATGCAGTCATGGAGACGCACATCTTGCACGCGCGGTATCGGATTGCGCATAACGAGCGCGAGAATGATGAATGTTTTACCTGAACCAAAGGGTTCGGTGAGCGCGGAATGACCATGGATACCAGCCGCGACGTCATCTGGATGTCCTACATTCTCAGACTCGATAAGTCGCGCGACTGCCTCCTCTTGATAGTCGTATAGCGCGAGACCTCCGCGAAATTCCACTGCTTCGTAAGGGCTCACAACGCGCGCAATCATTGCCTGAGGTTCCGCCATTTTCTCTATATCCCACCCGATCCCATTCAAAAATGAATACGGCAACCCAATGTATCAGTACACCATGGCTTCATACCAACGTAGAGACCACGGTGTGGCATTCGCGCCGAGGCGATCTACATCATACGACCCACTGAAACGCGTAGCTCCAAAATCATACTTCCAGCGCGTTGAGCCTCAAGCAGCGCATGCGAAAGATGCGCGCGAGCCTGTGCGCGAAAAAGAGGCACCGAAGAAGTCGCGCGAGCGTCGCTATGCATCATGGATGGTTGCAGGAACTAAGCTCGCTGAAATTCACTCGAAGTGGTCAAGCGAAGATGCCGCGGTTGTGCCCGAGAGACATCGCGATGATGCGGAGATCGCGCGCGATTCCCTGCGCAGATTTCAGCCATGTCAACATGTGAGTCGCGAAGTAAGTATTGTGTACAACGAGGACCACGTCGCACAAACCGATTGTGGAATCTGCGCGCTTGCACACACTGGATTCATTGAGTATCCATTCTCGCGCGGAAAGCTCGAGATTCACACATCAGATGAACGCCCTTTCTATGGACCTGAAACTATTGTGTCGTTCTATTGCATGCAAGGTAACCTTCACGCACAAGAATGCGCGTGTGCATATGTCGCGACTGCGCCAGGAGCATGTGCGAATGCTCGCGCGAAAGCGGGACTCACTCCGCATCGTTCATCATGCAACCAAAGATTCTATGCATGCGCGCGCGATATCATCAATGGCGATGCGCGTGAAAACGGTCTTTCGTGTTGTTGGAACATGCACTTGTCTGATCGTTACCCCATTTACACATGTATGGTCGCGCTCGAACTCGTTAGCGGTCAACGATTTGATTGTTCGATTCCGAGCATCGAACCGGAATGGCAAGATGTAACATCCGCGATTGCATACAATAGTGAGGCGCGTCTTGTCATCGCATGCGCGCATGATGATGCGATCAGAATCGCGCGCGAGATCCTCATGACGCGTCTTCCGTCATGCATTGGCGCGGAACCGTTCTTCTTGTGTGTTCTCGCAAACTCGCAAGTGCGCCGCGTCCTCCCTGCAGAGCGTCTCGGTGCATGCAGGCACGCTCCGGCGCGCATAGCACAAAACTTCATGGAACTCGCGCAACTCATCGTTGCATCTGCGGGTTATCATGGATCGCGCGCGCTCATCCCGTCACGCGAACAAACACCTGCGCAGATCGCGCGCATTGCAGAGCGTGTACGGAGCGGACGGTTACTGAGCAAGGAAACCACACTCGTATCAGTGCGCATCGCGAGACAGCGCGAGCCTGACGAAAAAATATACCCATGCACCGCGACATTCCCGCGCGCTCTTAGTGCACGCGCGAGAGATTGTGCAGACGCTGCTGATGGTATCGTATGGTAGAGTTAGCTTTTTTCATCGCCGTGCTCCTACTTGTGCCAGTTCATCAACTCGCGCATTACCCAGCCATAAATATCGCGCGCGCGGATCCTTCGGTTCGACCCTATGCGACTTCACATGTTCCCATTCGATAGTTCGCGCAGCTTCACATCGTTTTTTGTAATCATACGCGATTTTGATGATATCCAAGTTGAGCTTGACTTCGCGCGGCGGGACTTTGCACCATTTCTCGTACCATTCGCGAATGCAACCTGCTGCATAAGCACTGTCATATGCAACGAGTAACGCGCGCGTGCCATGCGCAGAGATGAACGCCTCACTCGCAACAAGCGCGAAGACATCACGCATTGCCATGAGTTCTGCGCGATTATTTGTTGGTACCAGTTTTTTGCCACCATGCTCTGTTATGGTTTCGACAATGCCTTGGATTGTGTACATAACATCACCACAAACAATGATAGCACCCCATGCTGCTGTCGCATCTTCACTGCCATTCTTTGCCGCTGCACCATCTACGAACGCGACGATCACATCGCCGAACATGTCAGGAATTGCCAGCGCATGATCGCGCGTGATTACTTCGCTCGTAACTTTACCTGCGATCATGGGCGCTGCGGCACCGATCCCCGCAGCGGCAGCTGCAGCAGGTGCAGAACTCGCGATTGGTCCGTTTGGGTTCCAATCAATCGGTTCTTTGCCATTCGCGATCAGCATATTATTCGCGACTTTAAACACTGTGCACTTTGAAAAGTGTTTTGGATTCATTGCATCGCGATTCGCGGAGCACATCGGTGATGGATGAGACCATTCGAGTATTGCGCAATTCTTCGGAACATCTCGCTTGAGTTTCTGTGCATGATCACCGAGCAGAATGTAAATTGTACCAGGATGCGCGCGACCTATTTCAATGATGACACGTCGTGTGAACGCTGCCCATGCATCCATATGCGCTGCGGTTGTACCCGCGAGAGTTGTAAGCGCGGTATTAATAAGTACGACACCCTGACGCGACCATTTCACAAGATTTCCAGTCTTTGTTGCATCACTCGTGGGCATCAAACCCTGTGCAACGAGCGCTGCATAAATATTACGCAGACTTGGTGGAATCGCGACTCCTACTGGTACGCTAAATGAGCGCCCTTCCGCAAGTTCACGCTTTGGGTACGGGTCTTGACCGACAAGAACAACGCGCACTTCATCGAATGGGCATTCGCGCGCGAAAGCGAAGACATTTTCGGCGCGCGGACACATGACATCGGCAAACAATGAATCAGTATGGTCGCGCGCATAACCTACTTCAAGCCGCTCAAGGATTCCGCGTGCTTCAATTGCGAAGCCGTGCGATTCCATGAATTCGAGCCACTCATGGTCGACCTGCAAGATTGCCTGAGAGAAGATTGAAGCCATAATGTATACAACTTCGACGACGATTCAATTTACAACATTGAATGACGCGCGCGTTACTCTGCGTTATTATCGTCATCATACTCGCGCTTATCGCGGTCTTTGCGTTCGTCGCGTGTCGCGCACTGCATCCGCGCGAGGACTTCGCAAATATTGACGAGAAAGTCGCGCATCTGCGCGAGTGGGTCCAGGCGCGACCGCGCGCACCATACACTGAATACATCACTGCGAACCCCGACAGTAATATTGTTGAGTACGCACGCTTGCGCCAGTTGCAGTCGCGCCATATGCTCCATGACTCGCGCGCTCTTCGCGATGCTTTGCGCGTCTAAATATAAATGTTCCCGCAATCAGCGGCGGCGATCGCAGTGATCGTTGCGATTATAGTATTGATCTGGATATATTATCAAAAATTCGCGACACGCGCGCAAGTTCGCGCGAATAACGCGAGACGCGCAAATGCGCGCGCGATCATAGACAACTTTGAGCGAGATGATGTGCGCGCGGATGCCATACGCGAGTTTGAAGAGCGCGAGAAAGAAGACGAACTCGACGGGCTCGATTCGGACGAACTATTCACCATTGCATCTGCGCTCTTGCATGAAATAGATCTCGCGCAAGACGGCGTTGTTATCGAGAAAGAATCAGGGGATCTTCGCGCGAAAGCCAAGCGTGCAATGAGCGCCGCAATCGCCGCGCGCAATCGCGAGAATGCAAACGCGAATCGCGCAATCCCATTCATGCGTGCAATACCGCGCATTGCGCCTCGCGCAACACCAGCACCAATATTCCACGATGATGCTATTGAACGTCGCGCGCGCGATGTTGGATTGCGCGATGTGCGAGTTGAACCCCGCCCGCGCTTGTGGCATGATGAACCAGCGCCCGCGACTCCGCCCGCTGCGCGTTGGGCACCTGACCCAGAGAATGTGCATGATTCTGCGGTTGGCGATGATGTCGCGCGGCGCATCGCAATACTGCGCGACGCCGACGCGCATTTGTTTGATCAGCGCGAAGTCATCGGACATGTCATTGGAATGATGCAAGAAGCAAGGGTCGGACCAGAGAAGCGCGCGCAAATCATGCGCACACTTGACATGGCGCGCACAAACTCGGAATGCGCGCGATATGGCGCGAGTGAACTCGATATCTTGCGCCTCGTCGCGGAACGCGCGCGATGTGCGCGCAATCCTGAAGAATCGCGCAACATTCGCGATGCCGTGCTCACTTCTCTTTCTGAATGCGCGACTCCTGGTGGTACTGTATGTCTTGTCGGGCGAATTTCGCGCTATGCTGGCGCGCTTGACGCAGTTGATAGTTCGATGCCTGATACCATACACTCTGTTGATGCATATCGCGCGGAAATTATGACCGGTCTTGGAAAGTTGCAAACTGATTCGCCGAATGGTGTGAGTGCCGCGCAAGTTAACGGGTTCTTGGAGCAATACAAAGACAAACTGCCCGCACATTCATTCGAAAAAATTAAGAGCGAATGCGTAGCTGCGGTCGAGTGATCGCACCAATTATCGCCCTTTTTTAACTGTCTCATATCGCGCACTGTAAAAGTCGTATGCGTTCTTGCGCAGCCGATGCTGTTTCGCGAGACATGTTGCGACATCGATGATGTCAACAACAACACGCTCGATCGCGACATCTGATCCGCGACGAAGAATGCGCCCGACAATCTGCTTCATGTTTGAGTAGCGCGGTGTTGCAAGAATAGCTGCAGTCATGCGCACGATTGATACTCCGGTTCCCGAATAACTGTAAGTCGCAACAATGATTCGCGCGCGAATCTCACCAGAACCAATGGCACGCGCGCGGTCTTCCTCATCCGCGCCACCGTAGAAGAGCGCGACTTCATCGCGCGTTATCCATCCAGACCCACTCAGAAGCGCGCAAATCTTCTCCGCAAACGCGCGTTCTTCCGTGAATATGAAGGTGTTATGTCCAGTATCAAAGAGTGCGCGCGCCTCTTCAACAACAATCGCGCATCTCTCGTCGTCGCGCGCGAATTGCTCATACATGTAGTGCGTGAATACCTCGCCTGTCGTCTCATGTCGCAAGTTCTGCGCAAATTCCGCGCGCGCCTTGAAACGAACGCATCGCACAAGAACTTTGAATCCGGAGTCGCCATATGCAAACCCGGGAACATCCGCGGCGTCAACAAGAGGCGCGAAGTGATGCGCGACTGCAAAATCAAAACCATCGCGACGATCACCAATAGTCGCAGACATTCCGAACATATAACGTGTCTGTGTTTGCCAGAAAACCTCCAGTCTCTTGCCGGTGCAGTACGTGTGAATCTCATCGAACACAACAAGCGAAAACGCACGCGCATTCGCGTCGATGTCGTCATCATGCGCGAGTAGCAATGTGTTGATAACAACAATACATACATGCACGCGCGCATCATCGCGCGCTTCGCGGAACTTCGCGACTGATTGCGCATATACGACATGATCAAGCGCAACTTCGAAATCATCCGCGCATTGTCGCGCGAGTTCGCAAGTTGACACGACAACAAGGGTACGCATGCCCATCATCGCGATGAGACCCGCGGCGACAAATGTTTTGCCGTATCCAGCGCGCAAATTCAAACTCGCAGTTCCCATGCCTTCGGGATCCGCGCGCAAGATTCGCGCGATATGCGCGACAATCGCGCGTTGATCCTCATATAAGAAATCCGGTGGGTTATCAAGTGGCGTTGCGATCGGTCGCGCGGGTTGCAATGCGCATCGCAAAGCAACTGCACCTGCTCGCAGAGGTGCGATTGAGTCGCGCGGAAGCACGAATATTTCTATTCCGTTGCGCTGTGTAAGTGATTTATAAATCGTGCACCGTCGCGGAGGACCGACACGCGGCATAAAGACGTGCGTCAAACTGTCCATGTACTCGCGCGGGAGTGCGCGAATACAGTCTGCTTTGCGCGCGACGACACCATGTGTGGTAATCATTGCGAATATGTCGGTGGTATATATTCAAAAAATCAGTGATGCGTGATTCACGCATTACGCATCGCACCCGAAGAATGCGAGAACATCACCGCGCAGGTCCGTGCAGATATCATGTGTGCCATTATACATGAGATGTCCGATTACATCGCGCAACATTTGCGAGCCGCGCTGCGATAACTTCGGATTGCGCGCGAGTGCCGGATCAACAAGATGATGAAATGACATGATATGCGCAAAGAACAAATGTGCGATTGATAGATGCGTTCCGGACTCGAACTCAACAAATACAACCTTCATTGAGGGTGTTGTAACTTTCCAAGGATATTCAATACGCGCGAAGACGCGCGCACCATCTTTGACGCCGGGTATCGGTGCACGGAATGCTTCCATCATGATTGCAAATTCAGAGTCTGACAATGCCGGAGGGCTCACTTTGTATCGCGCGACATCAAGCCTATCGCGCAAGACATCCGCGAGTTCTTCGACACTGCGCGGGTTATCGTCGGGTCTTAGATGTCCATATAGCGCATCCCATGCGAAATCAGGCACTTTGAGTGTTTGCGCGCGTACCCTATCGGCGCGCGAGGTATTCTCGCGATTGAGCGTGACGATGCGCGTTATCATTGAAGCGTATATGTTTATGGTTGAGCGGATTTCATTTTTATGGACCGCGCAGGCGCGCGCTTACGCTTGGACTTAGCGATTGGAGCTGGAGCCACAGCGGGAGCAATAGGCACTGCAACCTCAGGAGCGATGGCTATGATGGGTGCAGCGGGCGCGACTGACGCAGTGCCTTGCTCGAGCATCGCGCGCGCGAGTTGCTGTACTTCTTGCGTTGTCTTTATGCGCATGGTGTGCACGATGCGATCATTTATCTTACCATGATCGAGGGATCTTATGCTGAATTTCAGGAGCACTTCTTCGATCTTTACATTACCATCATCGCCCGCGACAGGGTCGCAATAGAAAATCACATCATCAACATTGCATCCATGAGACTGCGCGATTGCATCAATAAACGCGTTTATATCGCGCGCGTCTGTATCGCGCACCATCGTATCCATCATGAGATCCACACCATCTTCTTGGAACATCTCTTCCTCGGATTGCTTGATGAGGCGGTCCCATAAAATATCCTGATCATCCATTGCGAATCGCACCAAGTATATAACGCGCGGAATCTGACAAATGGGCGAACTTATTCTTGGATATCACATCAACAAGGGATCATTCAAAACATACGCACAGGCGTGCGAGCATGCGCGCGATGTTGTGCGAAAATACATGCCACAACCCGCGGTGTCCCCGTGCGCCGCGATATTCTCTTCAGGACCGCGAAATGTTCGCGCGAACCTCACGACAGGCAAACCAGAGATGGAAGCACTCGCGGAGTTTGCAAATCGCGCGCGCGATATGTACTTTCTTATGCACGCATCGTATCTTGATTTATTGTGGACGAGCGGCGCGCCATCTCTTGCATGCACCGCACGAGTCGCGAAAGCATCGCGAACTATTGGCACGATTCAGAACGCGCGACTCGTTGTTCATTCGACGCGCGAATTCTTCGCATCGCGCGAGACAACAGAGCAGGTTTATGTGCGCATTGCTGAGACGCTCGGCGCCGGTGTGCATGCTCCCATTCTCATGGAGACCATGTCGCATTTGCGCGAGTTCGCATCAACACGCGCGATAAACCGCGCGCTTGATGACATGCGCGAGATTATCCCATGCGCCGGAATTTGTATTGATACAGCGCATATTTGGGCTGCAGGAGCAGACATCGCAACGCGCGCGAGTTGCGCTGATTGGTTAGATGGTATCACGCGATCTGTTCCAGTCGCGATGCACTTGAATGACTCAACACAACCAATCGGCACGGGTCGCGATATTCACGCGACATTAGGAGCGGGTGAAATATGGGCTCTCGAAGACGGTTATATGTCCGCCATTGAATGGGCGCGGTCACGCGGCGCGTATGTCATACTCGAACGGACGCATGATCAAGAGGTTGAAGCAATCAAAGATCTCAAGATGCTCTCGCGCAAATTAAATTGAATGAACGCGTAACCTAGTATACCAGAGCGGGATGAGCGGAGAAGATCGCGCGTTACGCGAGAGGCGTGTGATTACACGGCGACAATTGCGAATCGCATTTCATGGTGCACTCGCGTGCATGCAGCCAGAGATGCAAGAAGTAATCAATGCATTCGGCGAGGATAACGCAACGAGCATCGCTCCGTTCATGATCGGAAAACATAGCGATCCGTACGACGCACTTGACTGTTTCGTTGCTGCGCGACTCGAAACTGGTTGCATTAAATACGCACATGCAAAATGTGCGGAATGTGGCACTGCTGCAATCGACTTCAGTGATAACTCAATATTCACACGTCACTATTCTGACGCGGTTTACAAGATTGTCGATTTCCTGCGCGACTCTAATTGCGAACTCGCGCGCGCAATACTCGAGCGCAAGATTGAACTCGCGGATGTCGCGCCAACCAATATCTTGCCTCTTTGTCCCAGTATCATGCGCGCAGAACGCGCGGATATCGCAGCGCGACGCGAACAAAAAATCGTGCAGCGCACATCCAGCGCATATCCATGCCCGAAATGTACGCAGCGCCTTGTTACTCTGCAAGAGCAGCAATTCCGCAGACCTGATGAACCCCCGGCGTTGGTTATTTCATGCACGTTTTGCAACCATACATGGATCATGAAGTAGTGGTAGGGGCTCGCGCGTGGCTGGATTGCATAATTGCTCCGCTTCGCTCCGCAATTATGCGAGCCACGCTGCGCCCCTACAACCTCGTGTAGAGAAACTCTCAGGATTCGTCACATCATCAATGAAAAAAGAGAATTTTTTTCATTGCTACCGAGCATCTCTACACGAGGTTGTAGGGGCGCAGCGTGGCTCGCATAATTGCTCCGCTTCGCTCCGCAATTATGCAATCCAGCCACGCGCGAGCCCCTACTCTTTGAACTCTTTTGCAACAATTGGCTCTTCCTCGTCTTCACTTGTTGCTTCATCGCTCGGAGTCGCAGCCGCAGCAGCGCGCGTGGCATGTGGTGGAATTATCATGTCAAGATCCGCGGGTTGCTCGGTCTCTGAGAACAATTCGCGAAATGCGCGCTCGACTTGACAACGCGCGGGGCGATGCGCGCGAGACATTCGCACGACATAATCAGTCATGCGAAGCCGCGCGCGATGCGCGATGTGTTGCGCGGGTATCGGCGCGTGTGAAATGTAATAGTTATCGCCAATGAATCCGACGCGCATGATTTCGCGCGGAAAGACGAGCGCGAGTTCCGATGTGTGAATCGCGAGTTGCGCGCGAAGAAATCGCGCGATTGGATTAACGGTGGGATCCGCGAGATGCGGTGCGTCTTGCGGAATCATGCTTCCAGGTGCGCAACTATCAAGATAGCGCCCGACATCTTGTATCATCACGCCATCCGCGAGTGGTATGAGATTGTATGGATCGCGCAGAATGGTACACAAACCGATATTATCGGTGTGATGAGATCGCGCGTGCATCCGCGACATCTCGCAAACTTGCGCGCTTCCTGATGCGAGTCTTACTGTTGTTCCGCGCATTCTGATTTCGAGTCCATGTAACGCTATTACATTGGACGCATGGATTGCTTCTTCTTCTCCGCGCTTTGATACGATCGTAGCCATGATAATATACGATATTGACTGGTATTCAATTTGCGCGAAATATATGAGCCAATCGCGCGTTGAGGATCCAATCGCGGAGGTCAAAAAACTTCTGCGATGCGATGGTGTATCGACACTCGCGAAATATATAACAAGTG